ATTCGAGTCTAATGGTTCTAATGCAATTACTGGAGAACTTTCTACTGCATCTGGTAACGTAGATACTGCATATGGTTCTACACTATTAGGTGTTACATTCTCATCTGGACTTGCTGCTCCTGAGATCGAAAATAACTCAGGTGAGGTAATTTACGTTGAGAACAGAAGACTAATTACTCGTGCTCCTGACCAAATCGAAGATATCAAGTTAGTAATTGAATTCTAAGTATTAAAAACCTCGCTAAATAATATGACGAGAATACTAGTATTATTGGCGGAGTAAGATGCCTCAAAAGACGAACCTAAACGTAAGCCCATACTACGAAGATTTTGATGCGAAAAAGAATTTTTATAAGATTCTTTTTAGACCTGGCTATTCTATCCAAGGTAGAGAACTAACACAGGTTCAATCAATTCTTCAAAACCAAGTAGAGAGCTTTGGAAAATATGCCTTTAAGCAAGGCGAACTTGTTATTCCTGGTGAAGTAGGACTTAACACAAAATTAGATTACGTAAAATTATCATCTGTTTCAGAAGTTGCAGTAAACGATGGTAATAACAATATTGTTTATAAAAAATATGATATATCCCAATTAGTTGGAGAAGAACTTCTTGGGTTAACTTCTGGTGTCAAGGGAAGAATAGTTTCTACGAAACTGGCAACAGAAAGCACAGCAGATACTTTGTTTGTAAATTACGTCAATAGTGGTTCGTCTAACACTGAGACTACATTTAGACAAGGTGAGACTCTAGAGGTAGTTGATGGCGTCAATACTCCTTTACTCGTTGTAGGTACAGATGGTAGTGTTCTACCAACCAGTATTCAAGTAACTAATCCTGATACAAATGAGGTAACTTCATTAGAAAGTCCTGCTATGGGATTTGGTTCTGCTGTAAAGGTAGAAGAAGGTATTTACTTTGTCAATGGTTACTTTGTTCGTTGTGAATCAGAACTATTAGTTATTGATGAGTATTATGATAAACCATCTGCAAAAGTTGGTTTTACAATTAAAGAAGAGATTGTTACTCCAGAGGAAGATCCATCATTATATGATAATGCAATAGGATCATCTAACTATACTGCACCTGGCGGACATAGATTAAAGATATCTCTTATATTAAAAGAGTTTGCTCTTAATGCAATCACTGATAAGAACTTTATACAACTTCTTACAGTATCAAGAGGAGTAATCCAGAGAAAGGTTGAATCTACAGACTTTAGTGTATTAGAACAAACACTTGCTCGTAGAACATTTGATGAGTCTGGTGACTATGTTGTAGATAATTTTTCTGTAGACATTAGAGAGTGGGCACAGAAAGATGGTAATAGAGGTTTGTATGCTGTAGATGAATTTGGTCTATACAATGGATATAACGCAACTGAGTCTTCTAGAAAGATGGTTGCAAGTATAGGTCCTGGTAAAGCATATATTAAAGGTTATGAGATTGTCAATAAAGAGACTAAGTATCTTGAGATTGATAAAGCAAGAGAGAGTCTTTCTACTGACAATGTAAATTTAAAATCTAAAGGTCTCCCAACATTTAGTATTACCAATGTGTTTGGTAGTGTTCCTCTAAACAAAGAGGGATCTGATCTTACTGCGTATCCTGATACATTTTTGTACAGCACATTTAACGATGGTTCTGTAGGATTGAACAATACAGAATTATCTACAGATCATAGACAAACAATTAGTAGAAGAGGTCTTAACTTTACTCCTGATGATGGTATTAAGACTATCACACTTCAGATAACAAACACTACAACTCTTATAGGTGCTGTAACAGATGCAACATTCCAAAGTCAGTTTGGTGAATTGTTCTACATCAAAACTAGAAGTGATCTTGGCACTCCAACAGCAATTGGTTCTTTCAAAACATTATCTTTTGCCACTACTAATAAACCACTTATTAATCCATCAACATCTGTTCAATTTTTAGAACTAACAGTATTCGGTCCTAAAAATGAATTAGAACAGTTATTGTTAGAATATGATTTATCTGATACTGAATATAAGAGAAAGATTTTCTTAACAGAAGCAAATGCACAGACAAACTCAGGAGATGAGTTTGGATTTGTAGTAGATTATTCTCCTACCATTACTCCTGTAATAGGTAAAGTAAAACCAAATAACTTCTCCTTGAAGCAAAGAGGTTCTGGATTTAATTCAGATTCAGATATCGTTCTTTCTAGAGGTCGTCTTGCTGCAGGAACTAGTGCATATAATACAACATTTGGATTCTCATACTTTGATCCACAGTTCTTTACTAAGATAGTTTTAGAATCTGTTCCTACAGGAACTAATGCATTTGATGAAGGTAAGTATGTATTTGGTATTACAAGTGGTGCTTATGGTGTTGTAGAAGGAACTGCATCTGGTGTTTATAGTACAGGTGTACTACTATATGTGAAAACTCTATCTGGTAGATTCTTACCTGGTGAGACAATCAGAGATGAAGGTGGTGTAACTGTAAGAATTGCAAAAGAAAATACAATATCACACTTTATAATTCAAAATAGAGGACTAGGATATGCTGATGGTGCTACTCTATTAATTAATGGTCTAGAATTTGATAGTTCTAAGATAGAACTTTCTAGAACTACAGATGGTAAACTTTATAAAGCATCTGTTGCTAATAGATCTGCTGTAGGTATTGAGTATGCTCAACCTCCTGCTATCACTGTAAAAAATCCAGAGGGTTCATCTGCTCCTAATGCTGCTGCAAGTATTGTTCCTATTCTATACAGAGATACAGTAACAACATACACACCACAGAATGTTAAGTCTATTGGTTGTGCTTATGGTTCTGGAAATGCAAATGATTTCTCTGCTGATGTTGTTGTAGATAGTCAAAAGTATTCTGAAATTAAGACTGTAACTGACTATACATTCTTTGGTTCACAAGGATCTACATTTATTGAATCAACAAGTTTCAGTGCTGATGCGTCAGGTGCTGTACAACAAGGTGACCTTGTACAATTCTCAGATGATGATAATAATCTTGTTAGATCTATTGTTCAATATGCAACAGAACAAGAAGGAGCATATAAATCTAGAATTTACCTAGACACAGCTTTACCTGGTGCAGTTACTAATGCTAGTATTGTAAGATTGCGTCCAAAGGTAGATAATGCTGCAAGTGGTACATTACTATTTTCTACTGGTAGTAAGCAAGTATCTCAAATATCTGCTGGTGGAGATGATACTAAGATTAAGTATTACTTCCGTAGAGATTTTGTAACTACTGCAACTACAGGTGGTGGTACAATTACATTTGCTGCACAGTTACCATTTGGTACACAAAGATTTGCTGCATTTAGTGAAGAAAATTATATTATTACTGTGTTAGATCCTGGCGATGCACCTGACATAATAAAAGGTGACATCATTTATGTTCCAGAGGATGTTGTAGATATTTCATCTGCTACTGATACTGCTAGTGGTCTTACATCAGGTAGTATTAGTTTACAGTTAGCATCATCGTATTTTGGAACCATACCATCTAATGGTACTTTCCCTAAACTTAAGTTAACTGCAACATTAGAAGTATCTAATGCAAAACCAAGACTTAAGACTGTAGTAAAGAATAAGAGAATCACAGTTACATCTGCTGGTGATCGTGTTGTGCCATTAAGAGGTACAGACTATGATACAGAAGTTGTAGAGATTTTATCATATGCAGATGCCTTTAAATTAAACTATGTCTATGAAGGCACATCATCACAACCTCCTGAGATTGATACTGCTGGTAATATAATTTCTGGTACTGATGTAACATCAAGATATACATTTGACGATGGACAAAGAGATACAATATATGATGTATCACGTATTGTTTTAAAACCAGGTTTTGAAGAGACAACTGGTCAACTTGTTATTTCTTTTGATTACTTTGAGCACTCACAAGGAGACTTCTGTACTATTGATAGTTACTTACACGAGGCAGGAGTTTCAGAAGATGAGATTCCAACATTTGACTCATCTGTTCTTGGTATTACAGAACTTAAAAATGTAATCGACTTTAGACCAAAGGTTGATAGCACTGCTATTATACCAGGTTTCCTTGATACATCTACATTAGAAAGAACAGAAGGATCGTTCTCTGGTGCTGGTGCTATTGTTGCAAGTAGTCCTGCTCCTGATAAGAATTTAGAATATACATTCTCATTCAGTCAAATTCAATACTTAGATCGTATTGATGGTATCTTCTTAGATAAGAAAGGTAGTTTTGTAGTTAACGAAGGTAACTCATCTCTCAATCCTACAAAACCAGATCCAATAGAAGATGCTGTACCATTATTCTACGCATATATTCCTGCATTTACTAAGACAAGTAAAGATGTAAGAATTACTCCTGTAGATAATCGTCGTTACACAATGCGTGATATCGGTAAGTTAGAGAAACGTATTGAAAGACTAGAATACTACACAACACTTAGCATACTAGAACAACAAGCACTTAACATGCAAGTTAAGGATGAGATTGGTCTTGATAGATTCAAGTCTGGTTTTGTTGTTGATAATTTTGAAGCACATAAAGTTGGTAATCTTAAATCATTAGATTATCGTTGTGCTGTTGATGCTCAACAATCTGTACTACGTCCACAATCTAAAGAAGATTCTATAGGATTAGTAGAAGTTAATTCAAGAGAAGATCAAAGAGCAGTTTCTGGATATAAAAAGACAGGACATATGGTTACACTACCATACTCTCCATTATCTTTATTAGGAAATAATTTTGCATCATCTACAGTAAATCCAAACCCATTTGTTGTACTACAATATGTTGGTGATAGTGATGTATCTCCATCAATAGATCAGTGGTATGATTCAAGTATAGAACCAGTTGTTGTAGATACAAATACAGATCTATTCAATATATTCTTGGCAAAAGAAAGTGTAAAAGAAAGTTTCTCTAGTTTACATAATTCATTTGTTATTAACTGGGTAGGTGCTACATCATCATTTACTGCTATCAATTCATTAGGCAATGTTAATACACAAGTTGCTAATACATCAGTTCAAAGTGCATCTGTTGGAAGTTCTTCTAATATTAGTCCTCAAAATAATGAAGTAGGTAAAGGTCTACAAACTAAGTCTGTAGGTGATAGTATTGTTTCTACATCATTATCATTCTTTGCAAGAAGTGTGCCTATCAAATTTAAAGTTGGTAGGATGAAACCTAATACAAGACTATATGTTTTCTTAGAAGGTAGAGATATTAGTCGTTGGGTAAACCCTGACCTTAGATATACTGGTATTGCAGGAAACTCTCTATCAGCATTTAATGGATCTATCACTACAGATGAGTATGGTAATGCTAGTGGTTTGATTATATTACCAGCAGGAACACCTCCTAATGAAAATGCTATATGGGGTGGAGATATTGATACTGTTGGATATGATGCATCAGCAGAAGCACTAAACTTTACTGTAGGAACTTTAACATTTAGATTTACATCTAGTGCTACTAATGCAGCAAAAACAGATGTTGATAGTTACACGGAAGTTAAGTATTATGCTACAGGTATTCTTCCAGAGAATCCTTCTAGTATTGTTTCTACAAAACCATCTATCTTTAAATCTAATGAGGGTGTTCAGTTAATTGAAAGTAATACTGATAATCCTGTAAGACCTAATCCTCTTGCACAAACATTTAAAGTAGAAAATCTAGATGGTGGATGCTTCGTTACTGGTATTGATCTCTACTTCAGTAAAAAGAGTCAAACAATACCAATAAAAACATATATTACCAATGTTGATGCTGAAAAACCAGCAAAGAATATTGTACCTGGTAGTGAAAAAACATTGACACCAAATACATTCTTAAAATGTGCTGCTAGTGGCAACATGTCAATAACAAAAGGTGAGAATGTAACTGGTGCATCTTCTACTGCATCAGGTCCTATACTTAAAGTGTTTGATAAAAATAATGTAGAATTAGTTGCTACTGCATCTGGTAGATATAGTCTTACAAACGAACAATGTTATACGGTTGTTCTTAGTAATCATAATGGTAAATCATTCTTACCAAACGAAGATCTAATTATTCCATCTGTAACTCTTGCTAACGATACAGGCGGTACAGATTTTGTTCTTTCTATTGTAAAAGATAGTGGTAAGTTATCAGGTATCAGAGTTACAAATCCTGGCATCAATTATGACAGTGCAATTCTAACAATAGAAAGTCCACAATTACCTGGCGGATCTACTGCTACAGCAAGCATAGAAGTTTCTGGTGGTAAGATTTATAATGCTGAGGTATCGTTATCTGGATTTGGATATACAGAAGCACCATCAGTTGTTGTGAAAGGCGTCGGAAATGGTGCTGGAGGGTGTGAAATACAAACCTTTATAGAAATAGATACACCAGCAGTTAGAATGGGTGTAGCGGTTGATACAGAGGGTGTTACACAATCAACAACTCCTACACATTTTGGATTTGATTATCCAGTATATCTACAAAATGATACAGAATATGCTCTTGTAATCGAGACAGATTCTATTGACTATGAATTATGGTCATCTAAGTTAGGGGAAACCGACATAGCAACAAGTACGGTCATCACAACCCAACCAGGTTTAGGTTCGGTTTACCGTTCTCAAAACACTGAGAGTTGGACAGAAGATATATTTGAAGATCTTAAGTTCACAATGTATCGTGCAGAGTTCAATACATCTAGACCAGCAGAACTTTTAGTTAAGAATGAAGATCTTGGTTATGAACTCCTAGAAGCAAATCCATTTGAAACAAATGCTAGTGCTAATACTAACTCAACTTCTAAGTTATTCAAAAACAATAACTCTATTGTTAAAGTAACTCATAGAGATCATGGATTTGAGACTACTGGAAATTCTTACGTGTTCTATAGAACTGCTAAAGAGATTGGTGGTGTGACTGCATCTATTTTGAATAGTACATTATTCCAAGTAAGTAATTCTGGTGTTGACACATATAACATACAATCAAGTTCTCAAGCTGCTGGTAATGCTATTGGTGGTGGAGATATGGTATATGCTACATTCAATAGAAAGTTTGAGACATTATATCCACAAGTATCATACTTATCATTTACAGGTACAACTTTAAATACAGAAGTTAAGACAACTAATGTAGTTCCTGTAGATTCTGGATCTGTAAATTATACATCATACGCACAAGCAAGTTATGAAAAAACATTCTTGAATGAACCACATTACTTTACTAATCAAAAATTCATTGCATCTAGTATCAATGAGACTTTGAACAATGTATCTGAGTCACTTACTTATAAAATGTCATTATCGTCTAGTGTGTCTCATTTAAGTCCAATAATAGACTTATCAAGTGCTACTGTAAAAACAGTATCAAACAGAGTTGAAAATGCTACTGGACAAGAAGATAGATTTGGTAGAAGAGATCAAGTAATTGAATTCTATCCTGTATATCAATTTAATCTTGCAGGAAATGGTGGTACACAATTACAAGCAGATCAAACAATTAAAGGTGTAACTACAAAAACAACTGGTACTATTGCTAGAGTCAATGGTCAGGTTGTATATGTCAGAGTTAAGACAAGTCAGTTCTTCAAAAAAGGAGAGACAGTAACACTAGGAAATCAGTTAGGTCTTACAAATGTTACTGTAGATTCAAACCCATCACAGGTATTTGCTTCCATTGATGATGCTGCTACTATTGTCGCACGTAATCCAAACGTATTAAATGAGACTTATGACAACGTAATTACAGGTAAAGCAACTATATGGAATAGTCAAACTCAACAGTTAACTTTGAGAAATGATGTACAACCAATAAATGATGACTTTACTGGTAGGATAATTGACAATGTTCTCTTTAATAGAAATGCAGTTACTGGTGATCAACTTGCTGACATATTCCGTGTTGGTGATTTTGTTAAATATCCAAATCAACCAGACGAAGAGAATGCATATCTTGAGGTTGGAAAGGTAATGTATACTAATGGTTTAGACTTTGTTGCTGAGGATACATCTAAGAATGGTTCTGCTATTGCCAAGTATGTAACTAAAGAAGTTACTATTACAAATCCAGCAACTGCCATTGATGTACACTTACTAGCAAATGTTAGAGACATTGGTGATCTTACAGTATTCTTTAAGTATAAGAAAGCATCTAGTCAAGAGAACTTTGAAGATATTGATTGGATATACTTCAATACATCAGGTGAACCAGATGCATTTGAAATAGCAACAAGTGAGAATACAATATCAGGTATTGTAGAGAAGCAATCTTCTTACCAAGATCTAAAATATAGTGTTTCAGATCTTCCAGAATATTCGTCATTTGCTATCAAAATTGTGATGTCTGGATCAGATCCTGCATTTGTTCCTAAAGTTCAAGATATAAGAGCAGTCGCTGCGTTCTAATTTCCGCATATGGAATTTGTGAAAGTTTCTGGACATGATGGTCTAGTGAGAGACCAAAACACTGGTGCAATCATCAATCTCGATGATTCTGCCATAGAGTCTAGACGCAAGTCAAAACAACTGAGTTCCGCATTGGATGACATAAATAAGTTGAAGAATGAAGTCTCTGAACTTAAGTCCTTATTAAGAGAGTTAATCCAAAATGCCAGCAGTTAATGTAGCACGTACTGATACCTTTGAACAGCAAAGGGTCAAGATAAACGAAATAAGCACCCAAATATTTACAGTTACTGCAGGAGGTTCTGACCTTTCAACAGGTAACTTAAAACTAGGAGATGGTTTAGTATCTGCTCCTAGTTTAGCATTTGTAAATGATGTTTCGCTTGGAATATATCGCAATGGTACAGGTGTACTAGGTTTTGCTAGTGCAGGAAAGAAATTATCGGATCTTGCTGCTTCAAGTGTCAAATATTATAGAGATTTTTTAATTGAGAAAAACAGTCTTGACACATTAGGTATCTCTATTACAAATCCTGGTTCTAATTATGATGGAGGAACTTACACATCTATTCCTGCTATTGGTGGTACTGGTGATGGTGCAACTGTAGGTGTAACAGTAGATGGATTTGGTGGAAGTATAACTCAAACAGGTAGCGGATATACACCTGGCGTTTACTTAAACATTCCTGTTATTAGTAATGGTAGTGGTACTGGTGCTACTATTGACTTTACTGTTGATCAGATATCTGGTCAGATTACAAACGGTGGTATTAACTATAATCCTGGCTCATACACAAACCTCAACGTAACAGGTGGTAATGGTCAACAGATGACTGCTGATGTAGTTGTAAGTGCATTTGCTGCTACTGTTACATCTGGTTCAAACTATCCTAATGGTGTATGGAAGAGTATTCCACTAACAGGTGGTAATGGAACTGGTATGTTGGTTAACCTCAACGTACAGAATGGAGGAGTACAACCATTTGGAGGAGTTTCTAGTAGTGAATTTGTATCTGTTACATCAAATTATACTGTAGGAGATGTATTAACAGGAGGTATTCCTCAAGTAGGAACTCAAACATTTATAGTTAAATCTTCTTTAGGTAACAAATATTTTATAGATGGATTTTTAGGTGGAGATTTTAACTTATTAAAAGGAAAAACATATATCTTTGATTGTAGTGATAGTACAAACAATCAACACCCAATTTTTATATCTACAACACAAGATGATGCTAACACTATTCTTGATGCTGCAGATGGTGTTACATATGAATTAGATGGATCTACTGTAACTGGTGCACAATTCCTTGCTGGTTATTTTGCTGCAGCAACAAAAACAATAACATTTGCAGTTCCTACTAATCCTAATAATTTAACTGTATATTATGGATGTAGTGTTCACCCACTTCAAGGTGGTTCATTAACTCTTACTGATTTTAATGCACAACAGTCAGGTTTCCAATTAGTTGTTGATACTATTGGTGGTACAGTATCTGAGTTTCTTGTTAATGCACCTGGCGATGGAAACTATCAAGTAGGTGATGTAGTTAGTATTGCTGCATCAGATTTATATGATGTAAACGGTGCAGATGCTGCAACATTAGGTTCTGGTTTACAGATTACTCTTGGTGGTAACTTTGGTGCTATCGCTGCACTGGATCAGATATCTGCATTTGGTAGCGGATATCAAACTGGTGAACTATTGACTCTTGCTACCGCAGTCAATAATGTTTCAACATATGCTAGAGGAGAACTTTCATTCTTAGGTGTTACATTTAACTCTAACGCTGGTGTAACAGCATTACAATATAGTGGTATCGCAGCGGGTGGTGCTAACACATATAATAATATTACAGTTCAAAACATAAGTTCTGCTGGTTCTGGATTGCGTGTTAATGTCGAGGTTATATTTGCACAAGGAAATAATTCATATAATGCTGTAACCATCGTTGATGGGGGTCAGGGATACTTACCAGGCGATACACTGTATATACCAGGTAATCAACTTGGTGGTGCTGCTGGTGCTCAACCAGGTTCTGGTGGTAACGACCTTGCAATTAGTGTTGATACTATTGAGGCAGGAAGTCCACAAGTTACTGTTGCTAGTACAACAGGTATTGAAGTAGGAGATGGTGTTGAGTTAATTCAGAATATTAATAACACAGCACAAATTCCTGCTGGTGTTACTGTTGCTAGTGTTGACAGTGCAACACAGTTTACGATGTCTGCAGGACCTACACAACCAGGTCAGGCAGATATAAAAGTTGTTAACCAAAATCAAACTTACTTAACAGTTGCAGATAGTTCTGGTATCGTTGCTGGAATGGTCATAGTAAAAGTAAGTGGTAATGGAGAAATTATTGCTGGTTCTACAGTCACACAAATTGTAGATGCTACAACTGTAGAACTATCAATTCTACCAACCTTAGCTGGTGATTTAGTTGTTAACTTTGAACCTGAGTATGGTAGTGGTACTGGATTTGAATACACTGTTGGGACTCTAGGTTTTGCTAGTGAAGTAACTATAGTAGATGGTGGTAATGGTTATACTGTAGGAGACGTCTTAAATGTAAGTGCATTTGATCTTGTACAACCAGAAGTATATGCTGTTACTAACTTACAGGTTGATAAAATTGTATTTACAAGCACCACTCTTCCAGCAAATACATTTAGTGTAGGAGATTTAGTTAGAGATGCGGGTGGTGGTATTGTTGCTAGTACAGTCACAGTATCAACAACAGTCGCTGGTGGAGCAAATGCTACCTATACTGGTGTTGCACCTACCCAAACATCAGGAAATGGTGCTGGTGCAACGTTTGATGTTGTTAGAGGAGTGAATGGTGAAGTATTATCTGCAGTTGTTACCACAGGATCTGAGGGTTACTTTTACGCAGCTAATGATACAATTACATTACCAGGTGCATCTGTTGGTGGAGCAACTCCCGCTGACAATATTGTAGTAACAGTAACTAACGTTTCATCTGCTGGTACTCCAGTTAAAGTTCAGAAAGTTAAGGTCAATAACAGTAACAATATTGCTTATATTGTTTGTGATACATTTGGTTTCCAAGATGGATTTACTCTTGTAAGAGACGCTGCACCTTCTGTAGCATATAATATTAACACTGCTGTTACTGAGTATCGTTATTTCATGGATCTCAATGATGGTAATGGAGCAGTAATGACTCCTTCTTGGACAGTATATGCTGGTAACAGTTACACATTTGATCTAAGTGATGCTACGAACAATGCTCATGACTTTGCTCTTTCTAAATTCCCTGATGGTAGATGGGCACCTAGTAGAGTTGAGGGTGTAAGTACAACATTAACTGCTAGTACTCCATCTATTACAGTTGCTTCAACAACTGGTATTCAAGCAGGAATGACCGTTGAGAAAGTATCTGGAGATGGTATTCTTGCTGATGGTACAACTGTACTAACAGTCGTCAACGCAACTACAATTACATTAAGTGCAAATCCAACTACTGCTGGAGCAATTGAACTTAATTTCTTTGGTGCAACATATACAAATGGTGTAACTGTAGATGGAACAAATTATACAATTAAGATTGCTGATGATACACCTAATCTTTACTACTTCTGTGCTACAGAAAACGTAGATCACCAGAACGAAGGTGGTGATGATGGTGATGAAGCATTAATTACTGTTAGCACAAATAACCCTAAGACATTTGGTAGTGGTCTTGAGATAACAGTTACTGATGTTGTTGTAGAAGAAGTTATAAAAGGTAAAGTAGATGATGGTGAATTTACTGTACAAAAATTAGTAACACCAGAAGCAGATATAGTTGCTGCTGCGATTGCAAATGCAACAGTTAGTGCGACTGCAAATCTTAAAGCTACTGTAACAAGTTCTATTACTGCAGTTGCAAATGAGAATTTATCTCTTGCAGTTACAGATCCGTTAACAAATAATCTTGTTGTTGATGCTGCTGGTCTTAACATAGGATCTACAATTCAAATTGCAGCAACGAGTGGTAATATCACAGGATCTGGAGAGATAAAAGGTGCTTCTGTAAGTGTTGGTGATTATCTTAAATTATTAAGTTCTAACAATAGTCTATCATCTCTTGGTGGGTATGACGTTATAGTTGCTCCTGACACAGGAAGAATTGCTGATGTCTTAACCAACACTGCTATTGCTATTCCTGTTGGTACTACAGCAGAGAGACCCACTGCTGGTATTGTAAAAGATGGTTGCATCAGATATAACACAGATACAAATCAGTATGAAGGGTATAGTACTAACTCTACATCATGGTCATCTCTAGGTGGTGTAAGAGACTTAGATGGAAACACAACAATCTTAGCAGAGGAAACTGTTGGTGCTAATGATAATACTCTATGGTTTATTAACGATAATATTAATACAATTAGAGTCACACCAAATCATTTAGAATTTGTAAACATGAAGAAGATGCGTTCTGTGAACGTATCTGCTCCTGCATATTCTGAGTGGAATGCAAATACTCCTGTAACTTTAGGTCAATATCTTAAGTACAAAAATAACTTATATGAAGTAACACAAGCTGGTACAACTGCTACAAGTGGTGCTGAACCAGTTCACACATCTGGTGCGTTACAAAATGGTTCTGCAGAACTTACATATTCACAATTAGCGGTTGCTCCTCTAACATTTGAAGATATTGAGGAGTTAAGAATAGGACCTTTAGGAGGTCTTCCATTAAGTATTAATGGTGACTTAAGATTATTTGATAATGTAATTAATACAGACGTCAGTGATCTGTTACTTAGACCTAACTCTGGTAAGAGAGTTATTGTTGATGCTGCAACATCTCTTGTAATTCCAAATGGAACTACTGCTGAGAGAGGAACAGCTGAGCAAGGATCTATCAGATATAATACTACAACTCTAACTTACGAAGGTTATGATGGAACTAACTGGGGTTCACTTGGTGGAGTAAAAGACGTAGATCAGAATACTTATATTATTCCTGAGACTACACCTGGTGCAAATGAGAACGTCTTGTATTTCTACAATGATGGAAGTAATACAATTCAGTTAACAACAACTGCACTTGATTTCTATTCAGTAGATACAATTAGATCTCTAACAAGTCAACAGTTTGAGATTACTGCAAACTTGATGACATTTAATAATGCAGAAACTACATTTGATAATACAAATGCATTAAGTACGTTCCTACATACTTCAAAACAGTATTTTGATCTTGGTGTTTCTACAGGTGTTTATGTAGATCCTATTCTTAGATTAGATGATCAAGGTGATGTGTATTTGAATACTGGTTTTGGAACTGGTAATTATAATGGCGTTAAAGTTTTTGATGGAGATCTAAAAGAGTTTGAACTTGCTGATGTTAAAATCTTATCTGAGACAATAACATTAACTAAAGGATCATCAAACAATGGTGGATCTAACATATATTCTGTTGCAACTGCGAAAGGAGCGAAGGTAGTTGTTGTTGCAGAAAACTTACAAGATGGTGAAAAAGAGTTTATTGAATTTGGTGTCACAGATGATGGCACAGATGTATTCCATACTGAGTATGGTAACTTGAGAACAGATTATCAACTCATTGTTCCTACGTTTGAATTTACCGCTGGTAATGAAGCAAGGTTAAATATATTGTTAGGAGCAAATGTTCCTGCTACTAACTCAGTGAAGATTACTTTCTCATCAACAATCACTAAGAAATAAAAATGGCAACTACTATAGACAAGTTTGATTCAACTGGTGGTTTTTCTATTGCTAGAACCGCAGTCATTGATGAACTCAGGAATGGTAAAGATTTCAACACACTTGAAATTAAAAATTCACAATACACAGATAGCAATACAACAACATATATTTTGAGAGGTGTCAATACTGCATCTCTAGCATTGGATGGTGTGGGAACTCAAATTCCTATCGCTAATAATACTATGAATTTTGTGACTGGTCATATTATCGCAGTCAATGATTCTGGAGTTGTTTTTACTAACAAACTAGAGTCTGCAGTCTATTGCGATGGTAGTGGCAACGTTTCTATCATGTCTACAATGGAAACTGTGATTAAAGATGACATTCCCTCAGGTCAAACTTGGTCTATTGTTCCCGTAGGTGCTTCAAATAGATTTTCATACTCAACAGTCAGAGCTGGTACTACTGCTACAATTAAATGGGCAGCATCTACCTGTGTTAAGAGTCTATCTTGGGTTTGATGATGCTAAATATAACTGAGGATAATACAGGTTCTGGGAGTTAAACTGCGACATGGCAATTCATATTAATTCCGATAAAGAAAAGTTTAGGGGCGTCAACCCGAAACTTATCGGCGACAATGAACTTACCGTTAGAGGCGGGACTGGTTCTGATGAAAAAGAAATACTAAGAACGCAGTTAGACGCTAGTACAGGATTGCCACGTGTTGGTATCAACAGAACGGGTCAGAGAGTTAATGACGTTCAGATAGATGCTGGTGGTTCTGGATACATATCAC